TTTTTGAATAGCAGCGGCGGCAATATTCGCACCGAGCGAGCCTAAGAAAATAGCTTTTAAATTAGATAAAGAGCCGTGTGCTTGATTAGCAGCATTGCCTGTATGCGTTACTTGCTGTGCAAAATTCGACATACTAGACGATGCCGTGCCAGCCGTTTGACTAATATTGTTAAGAACAGGAGAAACACCGTTATTTAACTTGATCGTGTTAGATAGTATAGACATATTCTACTCCTGATTTATGTTTTTTTAATTCTTTAGAAATGTAGTCACGCTCTTTTTCTCGTATGGCTAACGAAGCAAAAATAAAATTGCGTTCTTGTTCGTCCATAGCGTTCAATTCGAGCGGACGTATATGTAAATCTTGGAGTGCCCTATGGTAGAGATATGCCTCGGGATTCTCCTCTATTAGTTTTTTAATTCGTCGATATCGTTAGCTTTAGTACCAGCCATAACTTCTTGCAGCGCAGCTGTTAATACTTGTGTTTCGCCAGGGTATAACATAACGCTTAATAATTCATTAGCGGAAGATACACCATAAGAATCTTGTAGTTCGGCATCGTTAAGAGATGGATATAATACGACAGCTTCGAGGAGTTCAGCGTTAAGATTTTCTTCGTTAACGGTCGATTCTTTCTTGCCGTTTTTAATAGTCGTTTTAGTATTGCGTTTCGTAATTTCTTCGACACGTTTCGTACTGATTGGATGCAATACCCATTCGATTGGACTGCCGTCTTCATTCGTGAAACGTTCAGATACGACTACCTTTACGTCGGGTAAAGATTTAGCGTTAGATTTAAAGAATCCGTTTAAGGACATATTTTTGATATCTGCCATAGAGGTTAATCTCCTTAATATAGAATAATAAGGAGCCATAAGGCCCCTTATTTACAAGTGAATTAGGCTTGCATACCGTCTAATTCTTTAAAGTTTTCTGGAATTTCAAGACCTTCGAACGTGAAGTCTACGTCTTGTTCTAGGTATTTACCGTCAGCATCGGCTAACGTTAAATCAAAGTTATCGATGTTAACACCTTTAATAACGACTGTACGAGTACCGGCTGCGGAATCAGAATCTTCGTTAGTAACTTGAAGATCGAAGTATACGTCTTTACCTTTATTCATGAAATCAGTCATTAAATCGGTAAAGATAGGCGTATTATCATATACTGTCATAGAGCCAGTACCTTTAGCACCGGTAGATTTATTACCTTTAGTGATACGACCTAAGATCGCTACTTCTTCTTTAGTTTTGTCGACTTTAATAGTGACTTTTTTAGCGTTGAGTAACAAGCGACGTTTACCGTTAATAGTCATATATGCACGAGCTTCGACTGCGCGGATGACGTCTTTTGCTAGCATAGTTTGAGTGTTTGCCATTTAGTACTCCTTATTTCACAATACAAGTAGCGTACAATTTATCCATAGCGACTGTCGGATTGATTTCGTAGTTAACGAGTACGGAACCTTTTTCGTCGCCTTCTTGAGGGATCTCGACATCTTTAGATTCGAATTCTTTAATTGCACGTACTTTAGCATAATCTTCGAATAATTTAACGATATCGTTCCATAAGGCGATACGACCGTCTTTATCGTTAGGAGTTTTGCCTAAGTAGTAGTTATTAAATAATCGAGCTACATCGTAAGCAGAATTATCGAGGACTCTGATAACTTGATTCAATGCGAAGTCTTTAGTACGTTCTTTAGAGAATTCTGTGAATGTGTTAACGTCTTCGAGGATACGAGTGTTACCTTTTACGTTACCAGATGCAGAATCGGCTACGTTATGGAATACTAATTGACCAGTTTTAATAAATTGTTCTAATTCGTATTGTTTATATTGCACGTTGAAGTTATATTCACCGTCATATACTTTATTCGTAAGGGATTTATTAATCGGACAAGATGCTTCTGCGCCAGTTAACCAGTAGACACCAGCACCAGGTTCAGCACCGGCATCACTTACCTTATTAGCTAAGGAGATAACGCCTTCGTAATTAGCTTTCGTATTATTATAAAGACATACTTGGAATTTTTGACCGGTCATTTCGCGAGCACGTTTAGCAAATGCGATAAATAAGTTTTGAATTGTTTGATCGGAGCCAGCGTAACCTAATACGTTAAAATAGAACGGTTCGATCAATTCGATATACTTTTGATAATCAGATGCTTGTACAGCTGTACCGTTAGTACCGCCATTTAAGTAAGTAGCTGCTTGTGCTGTAAATGCGGACATTTCGTTAAATGTTACGTATGCGTTATTAACGAGTTCTTTAGGCGTAGAAAGACCGGATTGTTCGTCGACTTTCTTAACGACATCGTCTGTTTTAAGGTAAGTCGTTACGACGAATTTAGATGCATCGTTAATATCGGCAGAAATAGCGACAGCGATATCGTTACCACGTACACCACCGCAAGTCGCTGTAGCGACGGTAGATTGTGCTTTAACGGCATCGGAATTCAAACGATATACATATAAAGTTTTAGTATTGATAAAAAGATCACGTAGACCTTTCATTTTTTCGTGTGCAAAATCGTAACCGAAGATTTTCAAGGAATCCTTTTGAAATTCTTCTTGTTCGACACGTACGATTTTGCCTGTTTCGCCCCAGTCGAGAGATAAAGCCATCGTTGCGTAACCGCGATCTACGATTTCGGCGAATGCTTTATTCTTGGAAACGAAATTAATATATGCGCCTGGCAATGTTTTATTTTGAAATAGCCAGTAGCCGCCACCTAATGCCATAGGATAAGTCTCCTTTATTTAAAATATTAATCGTTAAAGATTTTGTCATTGAAAACTTCAATGACGGGTTTATTTAAAGTTTCTTGTAGTAAATCTTCGACCTCTTCGATGCTATATTCTCGATTTTCGATAACAGCGGCAATTAAGTCGGCATATTGTTTAAAACGTTCAGAAGCAATAATCACTTCGGGAGAGAAAGTAGCTACGGGAGCTGTATCACTCACTTCGTTCATTACGTTCGCTTCGTTCGTCTCAGTTTTCTTTGTTCTTGGCATATGTTACCTCTTGGTTTTGATGTAATGTAAGCATAGGATCAGCATTATGTTTATTTTTAAGTATGTGATACTCATAAGAGACCTTAAAATGTAAGATGCCGTCAGTAATACGATGACTCATATCGATACCGTTTAACAGGGAACCGTCTGAGAGGGTTATGTATTCGAGGTCGAAATATAAGTCTTCGGTTATCGGATTAATTTGTTCCTGTTGTGCTTCGATATAATCGTCGTCTGAAATAAAGAACATGATATCGAAGTCGTTACGTCTTTCATAACGTATATCCATGATGTGTGTTTGTTCAGTATTAAGAGTTTCAATAACGAAGCAAGGAAATTGTGCATCTGATTTAATCTCGTCGATGTATATAGGGTATTTAAAACTGTTAAATAATGATTTAGCTATGCCGTCGATAATTTCATTAATATAGTTCATTATTTGCTCCACGTTGTTAGGTAGTCGTCGAGCGCGTTCTTCATAATCGTATCTGAAGCTCTTCTCGTAGCCGCTTCTGCCTTCTCCTGTATATGTAAGCCCTTAACAAACGACTTGGTAAGACGTTTACCAAGGACCGGTATAAAACGCCCGGGTCGTTGTCTGTGGCCGTCGTTTACATAGGATGCATAGGAAGCTGAATTCTGTACTTTAACGGTACTATCGTTAATACGTTCTGCTTCCCACGATCGTCTCATGTGTTCCGAATCTGAACGGTATTTACCGTCCGGCGATATCTGTAGTTGACCGACTGGTGTATTCGCTATCGCTTCGGCTAAATAATGTTGTGCTAAGTCGTCGGTTATCGTTTTGTTGAGGGACGAGACGTTATTTTGAAGCTCTTGTGTCTTCTTTAATAGCTCGTCGAATCCCGATAAATCGATCGTTACGTCAGCCATTATGTTTACTCTTAAGCGTTAACTGTATCTCTTGGTGAGTATCGTATAACGCTACCTGTGAGGAAGCTGTATAAGCGAAATGTCGATTGTTTCGTATCACTTCGATATCGGTACCTGGCTTAATTTCGAGATCGGGCGAAATAAATAAGACTACGATCTGCGAAGCCGACGGTAGCTTATTAACGATGTCGTTAGATTGAAGCGTTTTAAATGAAACTCGACAAGGGTAACTAACTGCTTCGAGTTCGCCGTTCTTAATTATGCCAGTGAGAGGATCTTGAATGGCTTTTCGTTGTTCAGTAAGAATACATGTATCTTGGTATAAACGCTCGAAATGTTGACGAGCTACCATTTTAATGTTCGATAACATGTTATGTCTGTACCTTCCAATGAAGTCCATTTACTAATAAGAGAAGATAGATATGATAAGGTATTATCGCCGCCGAATTCGATTTCAGTGTCGCCTTCCTTAAGCCGTTTGATTGGTTGAAGGTCGGCTTCTTTAAGAATCAAATCTTTATGGTGATCGATAAACCTTGCGGCCACTCTTTTATCGAGTAGTCCAGATAGTTCGGAAGGCAAATCTTCTAGATTGAGGATATTAAGAAGATATTGCCGTTCCGCATCATAGATATATTGAAGAACAGAGTCGTATTCTTGCGTCACGTTAAAATGTGTTGAGAAACGTATTAGTTCTTTGATAGAATCCATGATATTAACCTATATTATTTTTTGAAAGTTGCTTTAACGACTTTAGATTCGTTAGTCAAACCGACAGCATAATGTGCAGATACTACGATATCAGTAGACAATGCTTTTGCATGGCGTTCAGTTTCGAGGTTAGCTTCAGCTTTAGTATAGATAGTAACAGCTGGAAGAGCTGGAGTACCGTCTTCGACTTCTGGAGTCAAGCATACGATAAAGTTGTCGATGTTAGCTTTGGAATCGTCGATACGACGAGAAGGAACGACACGACAGCCAGCGATCATACCGATTTCGCCGTTCATCATAACGTCGTTACCGTATTTATCTTTAGCGATGAAGGAATCGTCTTGACGAAGCACTGTTACTTGAGAAGGAGCGACAAAAAGGACTTTTTCAGTAGCAGTTTCTTCGTTTAATTTATCGATAGCTGCCACGATACCTTTATAAGAAATTTGTTTAGCATCGGTAGCTACCAAAGTAGTAGTACCCAATGCTACTAATACGTCGTTATCAATTTTATCGGCCATAGACAAAGACAATTGATAAGTAGCTTGACCGACAGGATCGCCTAGACCAGAATTAACTGCTTTATCTGTCAAAGTGATAGCCTTACCAGCTGTTTTAATTTGAACAGTTTTAGTAGAAGCGGACATAGTAGCAGTCGTTACTTCAGCGCCTTCTGCTACGTCTTCAGCTGCACCGATATAAGCCCATGCCGGAATTGTTACAGTGTCGCCAGGAACGCCTTTAAGTTCTTCGTTAACAGCTGCGAATTGTGTAAATTTTAATGCTTTAGGCAAGCCAGCAGATACCATATCTTGCATAACTTGAGGGTTAATAATATTTGCGAGTTTCGTTTCGTTTGCCATTGTTAGATGGTCTCCTTGTAATTAATTAGTGAGATAATTCTTCGTACAAATCGGGATCGGATTCTTGTAATTTAACGCGATCGAGATAAGATAATTTTTTGAATTGTTCTTTAGTTAAACCGTTATCGGTTTTAGGTGTAGCTTCCCCTGGCGTAACTCCTTTAATAGAATCTTGTTTAAATAAATAAGGATCGGATTCTTTTAAAGATTGAATTTGTTCTTGAATACCAGTGATAGTATCGTTATCGTACGTAATCTTAGAGCGATCTAATAAGCCTGTTAAAATGGATTGATTCATAGCGCCGGCTTGCAGTACTTCTTTAGCGATGGCTGTGTCGATTTTCATGTTCTTAATATTTTCGACGTAATCGGCTTCTCTTTTGGCTGCGGCGTCTTGAAGTTCTTTGATTTGAGATTGCAATGCTTCGTTCGCTTCGTTAGTTTTCGATAAGGATGCGATATCGTTAGTTAGGTTTTCAATTTCTTTCTTAGCGCTCTTGTACGCATCGTTCTTCTCGTTAAATTGAGCTTTAGATACGTAGTTTTTACCATAATCTTCTATAATCGTTGCGCATTGTTCTTCGGAAAGGTTGAGTGCTAATAGTTGTTCTTTAGTCATTGAGGGAAACTCCTTAAATTAATACATTTCGTTTTATTATCGTGAGTCACATCTCACATTGAATTAATTAGTTAATTTTGTTCTTTATCGTCTACAAAACTTAAAAAGACAATATAATAAGAGTGGCGCCGATTAGGTTAAGTAATCGGACTTCCACTCTTCATAAGTCATATCGGGTATGTACTTTGTCTTCTGATCTGGTCTGGATGCTCGTGAGTTAAGCGGTACGTTCGGTATCATCGTCGAACGACAATACGGATGAAATGGCGGTGCCGTTATACCGGGTTTATAATCGGATAACGGTACGACATGTTTATCGAGATGACGACATATCGACGACGTATGTTTATCGAGCGTCGCTAAAATCTGGTATTCTTTTACGTTTAATTCTTTAAAAGAATCGTGTAACGCTAATTCTTGAACGTATGCCGTTTCTGTTTCGACTAGGCGTCGTACATTCGAGGTTTGTGTATTAAATGTATGTGATATACGTTCTGTCGTACGCTCTGACGGTTCCTGTGCAATAAAGGAACGTGTTATCTCTTGACGTAACTTGTTGATAAGTACGTCTTTTTGTTGCCATATACGATCGGAGAAGTTTTGTTCGTTCCAGGGTTGTTGTATAGTGGCTAATATCTGTTTCTTAGGTACTTGTCTAAAGGTTTGATAGTTACCCATGATAGATTGTGTAGTATAAGCTGCTTTATAATAACTTGACTGGTATTGTTTAAATAGGAAATCTGTTAAATGAGTATTAGTGTCGGCGGCCATCTCTTCGGCAAATTGCTGTGTCTGTATCCAGAGCGCTTCGATGCGTGAGAGACGTGAGCGTAAGGATGCATTCTTGAGGAGCTTGATCTGTTTAGGAGATAAGTTCTTCTGTTGTGCCAGCTTTATATATTCTTTTAGCGTTAGCTTAAACGCCTTAAGTTCTCGTGCCGTTAATTGTTTTTTGGCTTCTTGTAGTGTTATGCCGTTAGTATTAGCATATTTCTGATAGAACGACTGTATTTGTGATAACTGTTTCTCGAGAGCATATTCAGTAATCGATGACAGTTCATTAAACTGCTCTTGTGCATCGAGGATACTTTGTTCTTTATCGCTTAGAAAACGATCTTCCCAGTACATGATTAGTTACCTTCGTACGTATAGTCTTGGTTTAAGGTTTCTTGTCGTTCTTTTTTAATTTGTTCGAGTTCTTCGTCGACGTTTACTGTAAACGGATGATTAGCTACGAGAGTTCTTTCAGATAGGATACCGACAGAATCTTTAATAGCATTAATCGTATCTTGTTGATTTACAGGTAAGTCTCTATTAAAGATAAAGTTAATAGAAGTAATAATCGGAAGACTGTTAAGGGAGCGATAAGCATTAATAAAGTCCACTAAATGATGTAGCGACGCTTGGAATTCCGCTTCGAGATCGTTAGCGTCGAGGTCGATATCTGAGTACATCGAATTAATATTCATCTGATTCGGATTATTCGCCATACGATCGTCTTTAGCATCGAAGCCTCTGCCATTCGTAATAATCGCACGTTCTAACTCTTTAATAATCGTCGTATAGTTTGTCGCATCGACGTTAACGTTAAGTGCTTCGACATCGCCTTGTACTTCCGGTGTCGAGGAGATTTTAATGACGCCGTGTTTAGCTAAGTTATGTCTGAATTCTTCGAGGTTAGTGCCGTCGTATCCTTTGAGTACTAAGATCGTATTATGTACGTCTTGAGACATCACGTTAGCGAAATTAGATATCATTTGATTGAGAGCATCTTGAAGGGATTTAATACGATCGAGTAAGAACGTTTCGTCGGAGTTAGGCTTAAACCAGATTAACGGTACGGACGTCCAATTATAAGAAATATCGTTCTTATGGATATACGCTGTATTTAACTTGGACGTATCGGGAGCTAATTGACCGTTAGAGTAAATATAATAATGTACGCCTTCTGGTAGGTAATATTCGACGTGTGTTTCGGTCGTCGTGATAGAAGGACTTTGATAGATCTCGACGTCGTAAAAATGAATAAATGCATCGAGCTGTTTATGTGCCTCGTCATGCCAGAACGGAATAACGTTTTCTGGTTTAAACCGTTTAAAGGATAAGTTACCTTGTTCGTCGATATACGGATGTAGATAACCGATCGAACATTGATATACGTCCTTACCTAATTCCTTTAATAGATTTTGGAAGCTTGGATTAAAGTACTCGGTTACGTCGATATCGTCGTCAGTTTGTGCATCGATCTGTTGTGATAATAGATAATTAGTCTTTTGATCGACTAGATCGTCGAATAAGTTATTAATGATTTTATTATTAGGTATAATACCAGACGCATCTTGCATCGTGTCTTTCGCTGTATATACGAGATGCTTAGGTTCTTGTTGATTGCCTAAATAATATTGTCGTGATAAAAGCATCTTGCGTCGTTTTTTAGAGTACAGAAATTTCTCGTATTCGGCTTGTACGAATTGTTGTTCCGAAATACCTGTGTTGCGACGTATGATGTCGATCCATTGTTCGGTAGTATTCATTGGATATCCTTTAGTTAATCGAATGAGAATATAGGAGTTTGTGTATTAATCTTCTCGGCGACGCCTGTTAAAGCATCGGGAGCATCGTCATGTAGGTTTTTACCTTCACGCTGATAAGAAGTGATCGCTTTATAGAATTCTGGATATTTGTTGTGCCAGTTGTATGGGAAGTAAATATGTTCCATTACCCATGTAGCATTAGATAGTATTCGGGATTGTTTATTCTTTGATTGATGAAACGGTATGATGACTGTATGGTTAGTATTATGTATATCTGTTAAATAATGAGATATTTGACGTGAGAATCCTCGGCCGCCGTTGTTCGATTCGATATACGCTTCGTTAACTTTATAATCGAACAAATGTTTTGCGACTAAGGGCTCGGTTATCTCCATCGGTTCGTTCGTGTATATAACGTCGAGAATATACGCTTCTTTTTGTCGGACGCCGTATATAATAGAACATAGATAATCGGTACCTGTATCGGCCGTATCGGTATACGACTGTATCTTCTCGAATTGAGGAAGGTCGTCGTATGTCTTTAAGGACGAGTATAACTGTCCTTTAAGGTCAATCGGTTCTTGTTGATAATTCGCATAAAAGATATCGGGAGATATTAAACGCTTCTTCTCTTCGTATGATTCACGGGATAGTACCTCGTCACATAACATCGTTCCGTCGTCTTGTAGTGCTTTAAGCGATACGACTTCGGCATCGTCCTTGAAGTGATTAATAATACGTCCAGCTAAGTCATCGGAAGCCCAGCGTGTCATAATGATAATGATCTTACCGCCCTCTTCTAAACGAGATAACATCGTATTCGTGAACCATTCGAAGTGAGCCTGTTTCGTAAGTTGATTATTTGCCTCGAGAGCATTCTTAATAACGTCGTCTATGATCATTAAGGTACAGCCGAACCCTGTAGCCGTACCAGAAGGAGATGTTGCAAGGTATGATGAGTAATGTCCTTCTAAGGACCACATATTCATAGCCGCATCACCTTGTTTAATCTTTGTATTAGGGAATACGTCGGAGTAAACTGGTGTAAATGGATCGGCTTTATTGGTTTGGATAGCATTTCGTACTGATTTGGCGAATTGTGTCGATAGTGTTTCGTTATAGGATCCTGTCATAATCTTTTGTGTCGGATCTTTACCTAGATACCATTCCGTAAACATAATAGCTGTTCTAGATTTACCAGTACGAGGTGGCATTGATACTATTAATACTTTCTTAGAAGATTGTGATACGAAATGTTGTAAGGTAGCTGTTAAATGAAGGAGATAAGGCCGCGATCGTTTATAAAAATCTGGAGCCATTAATTCGCAATAGTCGAAGAAGTCTCGTCTAGCGAGTTCTAGCTTCGCTTGGTATTGGATGTGTTGTTTGAGTTCTGGCGTCATTCTCATTTGGCTTGCTTTAGGAATTCGTATCACCTCCTTTTGGTGTTCGTATATGTTCGTATATGTTCAAAAATACACAGGGAAAGTTAATCGGGTTTATTATCAATTAGAGATCGTAGCTCTTCTGTCGTTAACGATTGAACCGGATTATTTATCGTCGTATCCATCTTGATACGTTGTTCATAAGCAGCGTCCATCTTGTTTAAGATATCGAGAGCCTTAAGTTTGTCGTTGTATCTTACGTCGTCGCTGTATATCCATTGAGTTAGTAAGTTACGACGTTCTTCTATGGTTGCTACTCTATGATCAGCAGTTTGTTTAAATCGTTGTTGTAATTCGGCTATATAAGCCTTGCAAGCTGGTTTGTTGAGGTTTTCTAGGCCCATGCTATTTACGACCGATGGACTGGATTTTGAATATCCAGCTTTAATAACTGCTTCGTTAATAACATTGCCATTAGAAACATATTCTTCACAAAATCGAGCTTGTTTAAAAGTGAGCGTATACCCATCTACAACGATTCTTCCTTTGGCGTCTTGCGTTATAGCAATGGATCTCACCCCTTTCGTTGTTTAATGTATTAGGTATTAATAAGTAGTTAGTTATAACTACGAATATATGTTTGGTTGTTAGGGCAAAAAAAAGAACCCTCGTCGGAGGGTATCTTTTTTCCAGTAGTAAAATTTTAATCAAAGATGTTTTAAGAAAAGGACTAAAATTATGACATCTTCTTTAAGGGTATAAATAATAGGAGGTAAATTTTGAATGTTCTGTACCCTTCTACTATTATATTATGTGTATAAGGGGAAATATGGGGAAGATGTTGTTATTATTATTAATAGTATTATTAGTAAGATAAATATAAGAAGCTATTAAATGAAAAGGGGCGGTCGGTTTGTGTTCGGCCGCCTTTATTGTTCTTATGTTGTTGGTTCGTTAATATAACGACATGATCATCATGGGTAAGTACATCGTTAGTAGTATGAATAATATGATTAATAATAGTTCGTTATCCATTATGGTCTCCATGTAATACTTCACATACCTGCTTGAGAGCTTCGACGTGTATGTATTTAATAGCTCTGAAGGTACATCCTCTGTTTTGTGTATATGACTGTTCCCAGTTGCTGGCTATCTGTACGAGAGGTATATCGTTTAGGTAGTAATTTGTTAAGAGTAATTTATAACGGGCATCGGGTACCTTATTAATAGTACTAATGACTTCTTGTTGTATAGCTATGTATTCTTTTTGAGAGGCTAGTTCCTCTTGTTTGTATTTAGTAAGGAGATTCTGTAGTTCGCTATCGTCGATACGTGAGATATCCTGTTGATAGAGTTTAATTAAGGCATTCGATTGTTTAAGATTTGTTTTAGCGTCTCGGTATCGATATAAGTATTTACGAGCTAGGTTTGTATTATAGTATGGATGTTCTTCGTTAAAGAGAGGTTGTTCTATATAATTATTAGAGCTATCTAATAGTTCTTTGATAAGAGCTTTTTGTTGTTTAGTATATTTCATAATTAAGTCCTTTAATGCTTTATATATGTATAAGTAAAGAGATTAAGAAGTAAGCTAATAAGGAGAATAAGGCTATCACGGTGTACACGATCGCTTTTAAATAGAATGTCGATGCGATGACTACACGATTATTTTCGTGGTCAATAAGTATATTCGGTTCTTCGTTCGGTTGTTGTCTTCTAATGTTGATTGTCATGAGATAGTGCCTTTCTTAATTTCTTGAGAGCTCTAGATTTAGCATCGGATACTAAAGTTACTTTTAGGTGCAAGCGTCTAGCTATTTGATGTATGGATAAGTTTTTGTAGTATAACAGTATAATAACTTCTCGTTCTCGGTCGCTTAAGCACGACATATCGATTGTCGGTTCAGTCATATCGTCGAGTACGTCGTCGAATGCTTTTGAGGCTTGCTTATCTTCGACATGTTCTAGGATCGATACTTCTCCTTCTCCATCGTTACATAAGCGATCTAATTCTTCGACTGAGAGCGTATTAAGTATTTCGATTACATTGTGTTCTTTAATATTAGTGATATCGGATATTGCTTCAGTCGTGATCGGTTTCTTTAAACGCTCGAGAAGCTCTTTAGCCTTATTAATCTTCTTAAGCTTTTCGACAGCTGTTTGTGGGAGCCCTATCGTTTTGTTTCGACGTAGATAATCGCATATTTGGCGAAATATGCCTCGACGCATGTAAGTCGTAAAAGAAGCCTCATGTGTGTAGTCATAGTTCTCGAATGATTCGAGTACGGCAATCATACCTTCTTGGAATAGATCTTCTATATCGTCAGCATTTTTATAAATCGATGCGATACTGATGATTTGTGCTGCTTGATTCAATACTAGGTCTTCTTTAATTTGTTTTTTGCGTCTTAATGAAGGTGTAGTATGGTATTCCTTAAAAAGAGCTTTCTCTTCGTCTTTGGTTAGGTATTCTGTCGTAGGTATTAGATAAGATAATTTCATGTTGTTATATAAGTCCTTTGTGTTGTGTTATGTAATAAGTTAAGCTATTAAGAATGATGAATGGCGGCCATCCGCGCAAATAAAAAGACGCCGGAGTATGTAAAGCTCTCGGCGCCGATCCAGTATATTAAATTGTCTTCGCTTGTTCGCCGTTCATTGATATATTACTCATCGTATGATGGCGTTAAACGATATCTAAGATGAAATTTTAATGAAGTTTCATTAATCTATGTTATAGAAGTTTGTCGTTACCCGAAATCCTCTCTTATCGGCTAAGACATTAACTTCTTTGTTTTCTTTATCTATATAATAAAACTGATATTGTGTCTCTTGTCGTCCATTCAATCCTCTAGGATGATGAACCCTAACATCGAGGTTTTTATGCTCGATCTTTTTAATAGTTAGCAATTTGTCGACAGCTCGTATTGGTGTATATCCGTTAAACTTACAAGCCATCCAAAGCCCTTCAAAATCTTTGTCAGTAAGTTCAAAAATCTTACTCATATTAATACATATAAATGTATAATTGTTGAATAATGCTGTTTAAGCCGTTGTTTCTTCTGGCTTATCGTCGATATTGTCTTCCTTATCGCCAAAGGTTACTCCCTCTGGGAAAATTCCAGTCGTCATGCTATAGGTAATGCTTTCCGGGTAAAGAGTAAAATCTATCAAATAAAAAATTCGTTTACAAACCTCTGTGTTTACGATTGCTATTCGACATGTTCGAATAATATCATCTTGATATATTTTATTGCCGACATCAGAATCTTCTGTTTCTTCAATTTTTACTGAAAAAACCTTTAATTTAGGAGAAACTTTACTAAGGAGTCTCTCACTAAATTCTTTAATTTGAGTTTTGCCTATTAAGTGATAATAAAAGCGATCTACATTATATTGATTAAGAAATCTTCTTCCTATTAAGTTATAAATAGACGATGTATATTTTAATTCGTCGCTGTTAAGTGTAATTGTTCTTTCTTCCATAGTGTTAGTCCTTATCATCTATATATAAAGTTACTAAATCATGTTATTTAAAAGTAGCTGTCGATACGGCAATTAAACTATTTTTACCATAAGTTTTTGAGGCTTGATATTGATATTTGTCATCCTCTACGATTGCGAACCATGCTCCAATAGTTTTATGTTCACCTATTACGACAAACGTATCGATTACGTTAAGAGGCTTTAGATTATTTTGAAGCTCGTCTTTAAGATCTGCCTCAATTTCTAACTTTGTTCTAACTTTATTTCTTTTGTACGTTGATTCAGAGTTAAGTAATGCGTCAGTTATTTTTCTTCGGCAATTATTGATATATGCCAATTCTTTATTATTCATTGGGTTAATCTACCTCATCTATATTAATTTCAAAACCTAAACGATTATAACAAACACCAGCTTTGTATGTTTGCCCTTCTATGCTCGTAACTTTAAGATATGCAGCATGCCTTTCGTCGCATTCGTAAGGTGACTCAATAATAGCTGTTTGTATAACATTAAATTCTTTAGGCAAACATTCTTTTAATCTCTTAGTAAACGCTTCATATAAATCGATAGGTGGCCTTAAGCGGCCTACGACGCTAAAATCAGTCAACACTTTAAAAAGTGTTTCTTTTATAAGTTCTTTATTATTCATTATCACCATTCTCCATAAGCTCTTCTCTAGACAATTCATTAAGATCAACTAATAAGTCAGTACATTTTCTATATTGTAATTCAGAAAATAATTTCTTAATGTTTTTATTAAACTCTATTAAGACTTTTCGGCTAATTCTACCAACGTATGCACCATTATTAAATATAGGGTTCATAATAAAATAAGAAGTATCGCCTCGGCCTTTTTGACGAAGAATATCTGCTTTTTTAGCTAATTTAATTAAAGATGTAGATTGTGCTTCTGATAATTCATAGTCACTAGAGGCAAGTAGTCTTTTTAATTGTTTAGAATTGAGTTTAATGTTTCTGCCGTTTCTTGCGCCGACTATACAATTTTCATCATCTAGATATTGAGTTAACCATCGCAAAGCCGACTCAAATAAACAAAAATGAGTTCTGCTTTTACCTTGCTTTTCCGCATCAATTTTACAGATCTCTACGAATTTTTTAATTATACGTTCTCTTAAGATATTAAAAGTAGTCGATCTTATACTCAAGTTGTTAAGATTAGCAAATCTACCGTTATCATAAAAAAGTGCAATACCTTTAACAGCGTTTTTATTGCAATAATACTGTGTGTTATTATCAGCCGGAATATCATAAGTTACAGTATTTGCAGCACCATCTTTATAACTAAATTTTCTGCCATATTTGTCTATATCAAAATCTTCTTCTTTTTTTCGATCATCTAATCCTTTAACATATTCTTCTTGAGCGTTATCTAAGAAGTTGTCATCAAAATTCTTATTCATAATTATTATCCTTTTCTAATTAAAATTTACTGATTTAAGATACCCCTTGAGGGTTATTTAAGGAAGTCTAAAATTACCGTGACGGTAACATTTACCTTTTGGTAAAATCATTTATAAACTCTGAAGTTTTTGATGATTTTTTATCAATTTTTGGTAGCTACGTAGTAAGAGTAATCTAAAAGGGTTCCTACTATTTTTAATTTTCAATTTTAAGTCAATATTATGTTTTTACTGCTCTAAATTTTCTTATGCAAATGCATAAAGTTATAATTCTTTTATTATGCATTTGCATAAGGTACCAAACGTGAGAAAAGCTAGATTTTAACTGAGCTTTTAGTGAATTTTTGTATTTAGCCCTTATAAGTAATCTTAAGAGACATTTTCGACTCAGTTGGTTTTTAATGTTCAAGATGCTTTTACTATTCTAAATACATTATATCAAATAATATCGTCACGCACAAGTCGCCAACAGAATAAATTTTGTTAATTTTATGAATTATGTCCATAGGCATTCTTGACGCTTGAGTGTGACGATCACTGTAGAATGATTATGAAGTGAGCATCGCGAACGAATATATCATTCGGAAGTGTTTTTACTTCTCGTACATATATTACTCGTGGCAGTATTAAGTTAATGTATTTTGTCAAAAAATATTTTTAATGACTTTAAATTAAATGAAGCTAGCGAAGCGAACGTAGTGAGCGAGTTAGTTTCATTAGGAGGAGCGTAGCGACATATAGACCAGATATATACTATGTTTTTAAGACTTTTTAATGTCGTTAAGTAAAAAATGTTCTTAGTATTATATTGTGATTCTAGCTGTAATTATAGTATAGCTTTAAGTTATGGCTAGTTATATTTTATATATCAAAAGTTATAGCAACAGTTAAAATGCATTTAGTTGTGGTAAGAATTTTGCCATAGCTTTTAGATATACCATGTCAAAATAAATTTTCTTTGAGAAGAAATGTTCCTTCTACTAAGTATATTAGGCGTGGTAAGGGGAAATTGTGGGAAAATGTTGTTTAAAGCTATAAATATCGTATTATGGGCGGCTGTTAGGAGTTAAAAATAAAGTTGATGTAAAGAATGTTTATTGTTGAAGATGTATTTTGCTGAAAAGATGACTTTAAAGAGATTTTTTTGATTTAAGTTGTGTAAATGTCTTTAGAGGCTATTAATAAAAGGTATTAGATTGAGAAGAGGTTGCCGGCGCTCTTAACGGTATTAGGTTGTGGAATATCATCTCTTGTTCCTTATCAGCCTTGACAAGTAGTAGCCATTCTATTTAGTTAAAATCGACTATCGTAAGGTATTCTATGGCCAAAGACTATTACTGGAGCTTGATTTGTTGTTGTCATAGGATATAGTCTTTTGTCACTGCTGATAATAATGGATGATATACATTAGATGGACAGAGGCGGCCATTTCTGTTTCTGTGGCATATCGTCAAAGGCCAGGCGTCCTATGCTTCAACAGAATAAAAGCCCCAGTAGCTTGTATATCGTTAAGGGCGGCCATGGCATGATACGTTATATTGACCAACGGCCGCTTTTTGATCATATACATCAAACAGATGTTCTATGTAAAGAAACATACCTGGCTCCAATAGCGGCCCCTCTCAAACTCTTGTTACATGTGCCCTCATTAACAGCATTGAAGCATCTCTTCAACTCCAACGTTTTTAAGTTACCGAAGTCAGATATATGTCTCAGTCTATAATAGCTAAAATAATCAATTATAGCTCCTCTGACAGCGTTTTAATATGGCCCTAGTATAATCTATCCTCAAAGACTAAAACTTCTCTTAGAGGCGATTTAAATGAATTAAGTCATTCTACCTAAGACAATAAGCCGCCCTTACACATATATCTACATCGCTACAACAGTTATAAAACTTCGTTATTCACGCTCTAAGGGCCGTCTAATGTGTTTAAGATATATTTACTCCAGAAGCATAATAACTGGTCTTAGAGAGGCTATAATTAATATTTCATACCTAGCCTAACAGAGAGGCTTAACAACTCGGTCTTACGACCTCGGCCCGCGCTTACTTCCGCACTATAAATTAAGGAATATATCCGATGCAAGAATAGCCGTAGAATTTATTTAGAGGCCCTCTAAGGAAGTTTTGATCTGATCCAGGTATGATTTATCCTAAGCTATATTTTTACTCCGTACAGGCGATCGATAAATATTTATACATTCGACCTGTGGAGACATATTTTATGGCAAAAAAATACCCCCTACCTAGTCTCCCAGGTAGAGGATAATTCTTACTGTTATAGGGCTTCCATGTCGGCTAATTCTGACGTTCTACACATAGCTTTAAGATTGTCTGGACTCAATGGATCGCTTAATGTCCCATACGTATCACCATATAGTTCCTTACCAGCTTTAACAGTTTTAGCCTTCGGACTCCCTTTTAGCAATCTTACGCCCGATGCAAATCCTAGGACCATCATAGCAGCCGCCATATTAATATCAAAACCCATGCTCTGATAACGTCTTAAGTCTTGATTGCACATCCCGTAGTTAGTTAAGCCGTGTCTTTCGACTAACTCAACTAACGTCATTTCAGTACCGAACCAGTTGATTCTTACGTTTGATTTCATATTGCGCTGTTGCGTAGTTCTATTGGCCCATCGACAGTTATCGGGATAATAACCTTTTTCGCCGTCGATACGGTCTATCGTAAGGCCATCTTCATAAGTATCGTACATATCGGCCATGAAGTTCTCGAATACGTCCCATCTTGGATCATAACCCTTAGCATGGTACTTCTCATATTGAGGCTGACTAGGATTATTGCAGCGATTCTTCATCTGTTTCCATTGGTGATAAAACTTAGTATCAGACATACCGTGAGACAAGAATTTAGCTGTCGATTTAACACGGCGGCTAGTTTTCTTTTTATAACCGTTAGCAGCTGTGTCTCTGCCGCCTGTAAGCTCGTATGTATTTTTCTTACTAATAACGCCGGTCTCATTGTTTCTTACTGTCCAGACGTGACCTTGTCCTTTAACATATTCTCTGTTAAGAATAGAGTATAAAGTAGTTTTTGCTTGAATTCTTTCTAATAAAGTCATAATGTTAATCCTTTTAATTGACTAAAAACTTTTAACCGCTTAATTTGCGATTCAATAGGATATTACTCATCTTTGTCTAAGAGTTATTCATTAATAGCTATATCAGTTTTGCATAGCTAATAGTTATTTAACCCATTGTCTACTAACCTTTGTCACGAGAAACTCTCGAAAGGCCTCGATATTAACGTTTTTCTTCCTATGTGAAAAAGAGATAACGTTGTCTTTGAAATCTGGATCGATTTCCATTAAGTGTACTAGCTCAGTCGCTTTTGTCCTACCAATGTCAAAAATCTTAGCTAAGTTAGTTACACTTGTATATTGTTGTGTCATGATACACCATATGCACTAACACTGATTATAATTCGCGATCATATACGATCTATAACAATCATATACGAACACATGCGAACAGTCAAGTCCTGTCGTTGACAATTTTTAAATTATTCAGTAAGATATGTATATAAGGAGGAACAAACTATGGCAAGATTGGTTAAATTAGAAGCCCTACGCAAGCAGCTCGGCAAAAGCCATCAAGCGATAGCTGATGCTGTGCAAGATTATCTCCGTAAGGAGCTCGTTAACAATGTGACGGATATTACGCCGTTAGACCTCAAGAAAGCATCTTACAAGCGAACGACATATACGATGCTTGAGAACGGCTATGTTAAGAATGTAGCACCTCATGTTATCGAAGCCTTGGCGGCTGTATTTGGTAAGTCTGTTGCTGAGATGCAAGAAATATGTACTAACGATGTCGACATTAAGAATCGTGAGAAATTAATGAGCGAGATAAATGTGACGATCGACTTATTATCCGATGATCAATTAACAGCTCTTTTAAATCTTCTCCTTGAGTTTAAGAAGTAATAAGGAGTTTAATATGTTTATTGAGGAAAGAAAACTTAAAAACGGTACCCTCTCCTATCGCTATGGAGAAAGCTATAAGGATCCCTTAACTGGTAAGAATAAAAAAGTATACGCTACATCGTCTAAGAATACTAAGTCTGTACAAAAAGAAATGCAACGTGTCCTTGCTGATAAGATTGAAGCTATATTGACGAACAGTGTAGTTAATAAAAGTATGACAATTAAAGAGCTTACGGACGAATTCGTCGAGATCGACAAAGGTATCCGCAAGATCACGACACAACAGAATCTTGAATATCATGCTAAGACACTACTCAAATGGTTTGACGGCAATATCTTAATAGCTAACATCAAGGCTATTTATATACAGCGTACATTAAACAAATACTTACAAGAGTTTAGCTTTAATTATGTTAAGAGAGTATACTCTGTCTTTAAACAAGTGCTTAAGTACGGTAAACGTATGGGCTATATTAATGACGTATCGTATCTAGAAGACGTTATTCTTAAGAGACCGCCTCGTACGACAGAAGAAATTACTAAGGCTAGAGAAAAGTTTTTAACTAAGGAAGAGCTAAAGTCATTCTTAACGTCTCTGGCTAAGAAAAATCAACGCGTCGCCCTTATCTTTGAGTTTCAAGCTTTAACGGGACTACGTATCGGTGAACTAAGGGCCTTACGTGTTCAAGACTACAATGCTAAAAATGAGTATATCGACGTAAATGCGACGTTAACGGTTAACGGACTTAGGATACCACCTAAGAACGAATACTCGGCCCGTAGAGTGCAATTAAACAAACGAGCACGGCATATCTTATCGACGTTTATAGCCTTAAATCATAACCGTAAGCAGATCATGCAGCACTACAAGAACGACGATAATTATATTTTTGTAACCGACGGCGGCATCCCCTACGATAGCCATTATTTGAATAAGATACTAAAATCGGTACCGTTCAATAAGACGATCACGACGCACACATTCCGTCACACTCATATCTCATTATTAGCCGAAAAACAAACGCCTCTCAAGACAATTATGGCTCGTGTCGGCCATAACGAACCTAAGACTACCCTATCGATCTATACACATGTAACGACCGCTATGAAAGAACAAGAAAAGAAAATT